TATATGTGTCGCCTCCGTCTGGCGTTGTTCTTATACGTATAGTATTTTTAGACATAACTTTCTTCTGTATCTTCTGTGTCTTCTACATCTTGGAGTTTATAGTCATTTGAATCGATGTATTCATAACGATCTCTGGCTTACGCTGGCCATTCAGACGCTTCAACGCATAGCGTAAAACTGGTATTAAATCCACTCTATTTGAGAGTACAATATGATAAAATAATATTATAATAATACCTACAATGATTACAGGTAATAATAACATCATTAATAGAAATACAAAAATATTTCCAAAACGTATATTAATAGGATTCTTTGAAATGCTTTCAGAATTTGAATTTTTTGGCGCTTTACAACATGACATGTTTGATAGAATTAATTTTTTTTTTAATTATAGGTTTTTTAGATATAAAGGAAATGGTTTATTTAACCCTTACACTAATATCTTTAGTAGGATTTAGAACTTCAAACATAGTCATTGGCTCTCCATATAGTGTATAATCCGCACTAACATCTATTTGTCTAGTTTCTGCGTCCAAATAAGGCTGTGTAATCTCGTTAAGAGAATAATTTCCTCCAACTTTATTATAAATTCTTAAATCAATAACATTTAAAACACCACCAACATTGTTAATCAATTCTATTAATGCTGATAAATATATATTCTCACCCATTTGAAAGTTATTCACACTCATATATTGAGTTATATCTGTAATAACCTGGCTTACTATTTGTGATTGAGAAAATTGTTTATCAATGAATAGGTCAACTTCGAAAGCTAGATTAACTATTCTTCCGTTCCCTACAACAACATAATCGTTTATTGACTTATAATCCGATAAGTAATTTTCTATGTTTTGCTTAAGGGTGCTTGTTATGGAACTGGTAAGTGTTCCATCGCCATTAAGGCCTAAAATATATACTTTAATCTTGTTTTGTATTTCAATGACACCACATCTAAATGGTTTTCCAAATTCGCTTGGCATTAACTGAATTCTAGAATTATAGTCCTTAATGTTAACTGCTCTATTCTGAGAAGAAAAATTATAGCGTACTAAATTTCTTACTTCATCTACTGATGGAGCGTCCTTGCCCCCAAGTGCTGGAAATAAATTATTAACCTTTAAGGAAGACTTAACTAAATTATTCTTGTTTATATCTTCACCATTTACAGATATATCTACAATTCCTAAATTTCTTAATACTCCTTGGCCAAGATTAGTGTCTGCTCCGCCTCCAACTCTATATTTTATAAAAAGAGTTGTATTTGGTGAATGGACAATACCAAGTGATAAATTATTAATAAAATCTCCAATTTGATTTAATAGCGCTGAATTCGTGTCAAATTCATTTAATGAACTAATATCCTGCGATCCACCGCCAAAAATTATCTTCGTAAAGCCCAAATCAGTGTATTCTCTAATAAATTTCTTATCAGTTTTTATATATTTACCTGGAATAATTCCTGGATTGTCACTAATAATGCTCATATCCTCTATAAAAACTTTATCCTCTGCAAGTGCATCCATTTCAAACCATCTGTTATTTATATTTGTGAAATCATAAAGACTTGGCTCTGCAATATAATTACTACCATTGAGTGTTATCACGCTCTCTATTGAGATAACATTATCATCAGGTAGTACTACCTCAAGAAATGGCTTTACATCTGCAACAGTTATAGCTTTTTTAAAAACTTTTGTGTAGCCATTCTTTACCATCTCTCTCTTTGTTAGAGTATAATTCAAAAGATTCCCATTTGTATCAAAATTCGGTATGATTATTCTGTTAGGAATTCCACCTATTGAAAAAGGTGAAGAAAAATCAATATCATTACTTGTTTCAAACGTTTTACCAGCCCCATTAATTTGTGCTCCACTTCTGATTATGGGTGCATATTGAAGATCAAACGAATCTCCATTAACAGGAACTGTGACTGTAAAGTCAACAAGAGTCACGCTCGGACTCTTGCCTGGTATTTTTAAACCAAATGTTCTTGCCATTGAGAGGATTGATTTCCTCTCCTGAGCATAATCAATTTGAGTTTCCTGAAACATTCTATCTGTATTTGCAGAAAGCATGTCTCCAACAGCTGAATTTAACTCAATAAGCATCATACCGATGCTACTATCGTTTAGATCATTGAATATATCAGGATAATACTGCTTGGCAAAATTGATTAAATCAGTTCTGATATCAAGAAAGTTCCTAGACGTATATGCAATGCCTTTAGCCATGTTTTTTTGTTTATAATAAATATAAGTAAGTAATTTTTTTAGGAAATAGTTTAAACATAGAACATTGGACTATTTATGTTATATTTGTAAAAATAAATCTATATGAAAAAGAAGCTAAATGGTTTGAATCACGATAGCAAAAATAGAGAAGAAGCCAAGAAACAAGGTTTCTACGATGGTAGATTCAGAAACAAGGTGGTTCCTGATAAAAAGAAAGAAGAAAATAAGAATGCTGCTAAAAAATTCCGTGGAAAGGACTCATCAGAGTTATAATTTTATAACCACAAAATCATCCTCAGTAAATACACCATCCGAAACAGTATAATCTAGCCTTACTTCTGCAGCATATTCGCTTTCCTCAGACTGAACAACATTTATTGAATTTATCTGGAGGTTTGGTAAATATCTTTTAACTGATGTGGTAATTTCATCTTGAATTTGTTGAAACGACGGTGAATCTTCTGGTTCAAATATATACTGAATTAAATTAGTACCAAAATTAGGATTGTATAGCCTCTGACCTCTTCTTGTTAATAGTAAATGCATTAGATCACTCTTTATAGCCTGGCTATCAGTTGTATTAAGGTTTAAAAATAACCCATCTGGGCTGTCCTGAAAAGGAAATTTAATATTTATATATCTTTTAGTTGCCATATAGTAATAAATATCTAACAAAGTAAATAAAAAACGGGAAACAATATTTCCCGTTTTTTATTATAACTCATTGACTATCAACACTTTGAGAAACCACAGTTTTTACACTTCTTGCATCCTTCTTCGTAAATCATGGTTGGTTGATGACACTCAGGACATTCTTCATTAGTTGCTTCGTTAGGAATATACTTTTTAAGCATTCTTGCAATTACTTTAGGGAATGATGTAATCTGAACTTCTGATTTCTCAACCTGTTCAGCGATGAACTTAGGGTTAGCACCATGCCTTAACAAGAGAGAAATCCATCTGGTGAGCAATTTCTCATCAGTGTGCTCCTGTGATAATTGTAAATTATCAATAGTATATTTTTCTGAAATAAATTTATAAACACCTCTTTTTACCTTAACAATTTTACCTTTTAAATGTTCTTCAGCCGTTGGAGATTCAAAGACAAACACCTCGTAAGGTACTTCATTCATAAGACCAACGATTACTGCATATTTTTTACCCTTAGAAGTCACGAAGTAATAATCGGCATTAAGTTCTTTAGGTCTTTTTGGTGCATCAGTATAACCAAATTTATCTACTTTTTTTGTTGGTTCATTAATTAAAACCCCTGACCTGCTCCCATCACGATATACTGTAACGCCTTTTAAACCTAGTTTCCACCCAGTCAAGTATATGTTTGCAACAGTTGATTTAGGTACATCTGTTGGAAGGTTTATAGTACAACTAAGCGCATTTGACGTGTACCTCTGAATAATAGCATTCATCTTAACCCTATCTTCCCAGCTAATATCATTAGCTTCACTACCATACCAAGGAGATTGCTCAAATGAGTAGGATAATTCTAGTTTTGATGAATTATCTATCAGCTTTTTAGCTCCTTCATCCGTTGCTCCTTTAGATTTAAAGTTCAGTATAAGCCACTCTTTAAACTTAGGATGAAGTATTGCATATTCTTGCCATGTATCTCCATTTTGATCTGTAAAATCAATTCTTACATTAGTATCATTAGGATTAATCTTCTTTCTCCTAATATAATAAGCTTTAAACAGAGGTTCCAAACCACTTGTTGTTTGAGTCATAAGACTTACGGTTCCTGTTGGAGCAACAGTAGACCAGCTCACGTTACGTCTCCCATTCTGAAACATTCTTTCTGCCTGGATAGGAAATTCTTCCATAAGCATCTTGTAGAAACTATTCTTACCTACAAGTTCTCCATTCTCAATATCAAATTCAACGTCCTTATTGTGACCTTTAAACGCACCTCTAGTTATTGCCATATCAATGCTTGCGTCAAGTTCAGCCATCATTTTTATTTTCATAACAACTTCTGCCGCATCTCGGCCATCCTGACTACCGTATTTAACATTCAATGCTGCAAGCATATCTCCCAGCGCTGTAAACCCATTCCCTGTTCTTCTGCCATCTCTCGTTGTATTTCTGATACTGGTCCATAGATTAATCTCCCTGGCTTTTACCTCTTCTGGCTCTGGATCTTTCTTAACTTTATCTATTATTCTCTGAATGTATTGAACTTCCAGGTCGATAAGATTATCGCCAAGACGCTGTTGCATATAAGATACTTCATAAACTTTTTCTACATTAATCGCTGCATTTTCTGTAAATGGGTTATCAATAAAATAAAAGAAATTTTCGGCAATCAATCTGCATGCATCATAATCACCCATCCATATTTCGCCGCAGGGATTACATTTAGTTGGCCGAAACCTTGGATAAACTCCATCAGGAGCATAATCCTGAATTCTGTCAATATATGCCACCCCTGGTTCTGCATTCTTCCACGCCATTTCTACAATAAGATCAAACAATTCCTTTGCATGAATTCTCATTACATATACTGGTGCCTGACTACCTTCAAGCGTTTTCATTTCGTTGTAAGGCAAATCTTGGTTAGCTTCTAATAACGAGTTAAATTTTTCTATCGGTGAGTCAATTGGAAACCTACAGAAAAAATCTGCGTCCAATTCAACCGATCTAAGGAATTCATCTGTAAGCATACTAGAAACGTTTGCTCCTGTTACCTTTGTTTTATCATCCTTAGCTGTAACAAATTTAA